CTCGGCCAGCCGCTGGGCTTGGGAGACGAACTCCTTGCTGCCCTCGGTCAGCTGGGCCTTGAGGCGACGGTTCTCCTCGATGGCCTGACGCGCCAGAGCCTCAGCCGCCTCGCGCTCGCGCTGGGCCTGCTCCTTCGCGCGGCGCTCGTCGTGGTATCCGCGGGTAAACTTTTTGATGCGCTTCTGGACCTTCTCGTCGTAGGTGGCCAGCTCTTCGTCGCTGACCTCCTCGGGCGGGTCGGCCGGCTTGCGCCCGCGGTCCTCCGGCGGGGTGTCATCCACCACCTCGATCTCGGGCTTGTCGGCCTCGACCTCCGGCTTCTCAGCCTCGACGATCTTGCCGGCTTCCAGGTCTACTTCGACCTCGTCCGCTTCATGCGGGAACTTGAACTCGGTTTCTCCGGGCACGGTGTTCTCCTTAGCTGGCGCGCTGGATGCCGCGCGGGTCTTCCACCACAGCCTCGACGGAGTCGTCGTTGATGATCCGGAACTCGCGGTTGTGGATCTTCAGACGGGTACCCGAGTTGGGGCGGACGATGACGAAGTCGCCGACCTTGCAAGACGGGCCGTGGGGGAACCGGGTGGGGTCCTTGTAGGCGTCCGGGCCCATCTTCATGACCCACAGAACGGGGGTGAGCACTTCTTCGTAGTGCACCGTCTTGTCGGCCTTGATCAGCCCGCTCTCGAACTTCTCGTCGACCTCCGGGACTGCGCACAGCAGGTGGTAGGTCACAGGGTCCGGTACCTGCTTGGCTTTGGCTTCCGCCGTGTTGGGCAGCTCGGACACCGGCCCCTGCGGGCTCAGCGTCTGGGCGATCAGCAGCTCACTCATCGTCTCTCTCCAATCGTTGCACAAGGTCTTTGACAAAGTTCTCGGCGCGCGTGAGACCCTGGATCACGCCCGTGAGGTGCCGATAGCCGGCGAAATCTGGTGCCGCCCCCCGCAGGAGGGCCGCTTCATTGCCCTGGCGCTCCTCCGCCAGTTGCTTGAGGAGGTACTGCAGCTCGTTCATCTCTCATCCCTTGCCCGGACTCGCCCAGGCGGTTGCGTTCGTGGATCTCCGCCAGGGTGCGCAGCGCCTCCAGCGCGCGATCCCGGTCGGCCTGCAGCAGCGCCTGGTCCTGCGCCCGGCCCATGTTGCCGTAGTGCATGGCCTTGAGACGCACGTTCTGCTCGCCCAGCTCCTCGTCGGCGGTCTGCTTGCGCTCGGCCAACACCAGCTTGGCCACCGCAACCATGGCGTCGATCTGGCTCTTGCCGCGCTCGATAGCGGTCTTGTCGGCGCGCTCGGCCGCATCGACCTGCAGCTTCTGGGCCTGCAGCGCCAGCTTGCCCTGCTCGATCTGCATCTTCTGTTGCTGAAGCTGGAACACCGGGTCCTGCGCCTGCTGGGCTGCCTGCTGCTGGGCGGCCTGGGCCTGATTGCCCTGGAGCACCTGCTGCGCGGCCTGCGCGGCCATCTGAGCCACCCGGGCGGCGATCGCCGGGTCCATCTTTTTGGTCTCGGCCTCGGTAGGCATGGGCAGGCCCAACCGCTCCTCGATCTGGCGGCGGTACTCGAACGCCACGTGCTCCTGGATGTGGGCCATGGCCGCGGCCTGCAGCGCCTGAGCATTCGGGCTCTGACCGACCAGCTGCATGATCAGCGGGTCCTGCATGGCGGCCATGTGCACCGCCAGATGCGCCTTGTGATCCTGCTCCATGAACGCCTTGACCGGCTTGCCGGTCAGCAGGTTCTGGTTCTCCTGGACAGGGTCGATCGGCGTCAGGTCGTCCTCGATCGGCACCAGCTTGTTGGCGTTCTTGAGGCCGAGCACCTCGATCATCTGGCGGTGCAGCAGTGGGAGGTTGTAGATCTGCGGGGCTCCCTGGGCCAGCTGGAGCGCGGCCTGGTACTGCACGATCTTCTGGGCCATGGTCGAGGCGTTGGGGTCGCTGACAGGCAGCACCTCCACCATCGAGTAGTCGGCCTTGCGGTCATGGCGCTCGCCCTCCACCGGCTCGTAGGCGTAGCTGGTGATCTCGGAATCGGCGATGATCCCCTTGAGCAGCTTGAGCTCATGGCGCATCGCGTTGTGCAGCCGAGCCTGGATGGCCGACATGATCTTCAGTGTGCGCTCGAGCAGCGCCAGGGTGGTCCCCACCGGGGCTTGGGCCGACATGTCGCTGACCTTCAGGTCACCCCCGGAGGCGAACGCACGGCCCTCCTGGATGATCTTGTCCAGCAGCCCGGCCAGCACCATCGACGGCTCCTTGTACGGGAGCGGCATGATGTTGTCCTTGATCGCCCCCGACGGAACGTCGACGTCGCGGAACTCGCCCGGAGCGATCGGCGTGCTGTCGCCCTTGACCCGCAGGCCCGTGGTCTTGAGGCCGCCGGGCAGGTTGGCCAGCGTACCGGCGTCCACCAACTGACGGGTCAGCAGCGTGGCGCTCTTGGCGTAGCCACCGATCAGGTGCAGCAGACCGTAGCCGTAGACGCCGAACCCAGGGACGTACTGGTAGTGGGCGAAGTGCTCGCGCCGAACGCGGTTGGCATCATCCGGCAGCCAGTTGCGACGCACTGCCAGGACCTTATTGGTCGACTTCTCGATGGTTACCACGTAGGGGACGGCCACGCCCTGGGTGTCGCCAGCGGCCGAATCGGTGAACCCATACTCCGACAGGTCGACGTCAACGTGCATCTCGAGGACCCGGAACCGATCGTCCTGGGTGGCGCTCATGCCATTCTGCTCGGCCTTTTTCTTCTCGATGTCGTCCAGCTCACCCGAGGGCTCGCCCAACTCGACATCGCGGTAGAACCCGGAGACCTGCAGCTTGCGCATCTCGTTGGCGGTCAGCCGCATGACATGCGTGATCCGCGGTGCGTTCTGCAGCGTGCTGGCGCCGAACGGCAGCACCAGGTCCTCCGCTGGCACGAACAGGCTGACCTGACGGCCCAGGGCCGGGTCGTCGTAGACCTTCTTGAACGCGCTGCCGGCGATCGGCAGGCTCCAGAGCATGCGCTCGTGCTCGCTGCGGTACTCCGGCATCACCTCGGTGAGCTGGTAGTTCATGTCCTCGCGCACGCGGGTGGCCGCCTCGGACTTCTCGGGCGTCTCCTTGCCGATGATCTGGGTCTTGACCGGGCCAGACGCCGGGAAAGTCTCCGTCATGGCCTCGGACTGGAACCGCACCACCGCCTCGGCCAGCATGGGGTGGAACACCCCGCAGGCGCCGTCCCAGGGCTCGGTACGCTCCTCGTACTTCAGACCCAGCAGCTTGAGCCCCTCGACGTAGGTGTCCGCCCACTCCTTGCGGTCCATGACGTCCTTGTCGAACCCCTCCACCAGATCGGTGGCCAGCGAGGTGAGCTCACTCTCGCTCATATGCGCGGCCAGGTTGGCGCCAAAGTCGCTCTCGTCGGTCATAGGCTCGGCGCCCAGGATCACGTCCACAGCACCGGTGTCGCCCACGGGCTCGATCTCGATGGCCAGCGCGGGCGCAATCTCGATCTCCAGCTCCGGCAAGCCACCGTCCGGGTTCTCCGGGTCGATGTCCTGTTCCTCGGTGATGTCCCGGCGGCCGGGCAGGGATTTGTCGATGTTCGTGGCCATGGTGATCCTTACACGGTGTAGGCGCCCTTGCGCCGGTGGTACGTCGGTTCCCAATTATCAACCGGATCGCTCGCCAGGCGAAGCAGCCCGCCCTGACGGATCCTACGAAGGGCCAGCGTCATGGTGTCGCAGTTATGGACGAGAACACCGTTGGCGAAGTAACACTCCGCGCCCTCTACGCTAAGGTTGTAGACCAGCGCGCTTCTTTCGGTTGTTGTGCTTTGTCTTGCACTGAGGGGTGCAGAATCGCTGCACGGTTGTAGCCGCGGTGAATCCGACTCCGCACTCCGCGCACGTGTATCCAAGCCGTTTGCGGAGGTTGGCCTCGTTGCGTACCCGGTTGTTTCTGACCCCGAGGCACTCATCGGAGCAATACATGGCCTTTGGGGACCTGGCGATGAACTCTTTTCCGCACTCGGTGCACTTGCAGGCGCGCTCGGCTGCAGGCTTGCGAGCCGCATGCGCTTTTGCCAAAGACTCCTTGGCGTGCTCGCGGTGCCAGGCTCTCCCTTCCTCACTACGGTGCCACTCAACCGCGGCAGGGCGGATCCGATCCAACAACGCAAGGTGCTCAGGGCTTGTGCCCACCACCCGGCGCGCGTCTTCATGCTCTCTAGCGTGGTCGGCGGGCGGCAAACATTCGAGGTTGTCGAGGGCGTTGTTCCCGGGATCTCCATCTTTGTGGTGGACATGCCATCCTGCAGGGATGGGGCCGTGATGAAGCTCCCAGACGTCTCGGTGCAACAGGCCTCCTGTGCGGCTGAAATATCGTCGGTGGGCTGCGCGGGGGCTGTCAGGGTATCGCCGGTATGTGAACCCATTGAACACGACGGATTCGACTCGGATACCCGGTTTTCGCGGAAAAGCCATGATGAACTCCTATAAGTTGACGCCGTAATCATAGCATCTTCTCGAGTAGTCCATAACGGTGCCCACCCGCTGGCGGTTGCCACAGGATGGTTTTCTGTCCCAGTGAGGGGTCCGACAGTCCGCACAGGGTGCTCGCCGGTGCATGCTGACATCAACACCTGCCGGGGGCCGTAGGGGGTAGCCACCATGTCGCCGATACGTACCGATTCAATGGGACGGTTTGTTCCGTCTGCCATGAGGATCATGGTCCCTGCCACCAAGCATTGGTCGTCGTGCGGGGCGGACGGGAATGACGTCCACTCCTCCACCGCGTCCTCGGCCCAGGAGGTCTCGGGCACCCACACCTGGCCGGAGGCGAACATGTCGGCCACCGAGTTGACCCGGGCGATCTTGTCCTGGCCTTTGCCGGGGCTGAAGTCCTGCACGAAGATCCCCGAGCGGCGCATCTCGTCGATTAGCGGCTGGCCGGAGGCCTTGGCTTCGATGATCACACTGTCGGGCTGCCAGTTGGCGAACTGCCGCCGGGCTTCCTCCTTGAGGTCGGGGAACTCGAGCTTGAACTTGGCGTTGTTGAGCAGGATGGCGCACTGCAGGTTGGTCGATTCGTTGAACCACACCCCCCAGGTCTGGCACACCGACCAGTCCGAGCGCTCCTTGGTGGTCAGCGCCGTGTCCCAGGCCTGCACGATGAAGTCCACAGCCGGCGGCTCGGGCTTGTCCCACCACTGGATCCACTCGCGCTTGATCAGCGCGCTGTCCTGGGCGGTCGGATTCTGCATGTACTGGGCGTTCCACTGCCACAGAGGCATCGACGCCTTGGTGCGAAGCAGCGACTCCAGGCTCCACTGCTGGGGCCAGAGCGATTTCGGCGGGTCGGTGGGGTGATCCTCCGGGTTCCCGTCGTTGAGGATGGCCGGAAACTCGAACATCTCGTACTGGTCGGCCTCCTCATTCATCGCGCTGTCCTTGAGCAGGCGCCCGATGAGGTCCCGCTGGTGCCAACGGGTGTGGAGGATGGCAATTCGGCCGCCGGGCATCAAACGGGTGCGCAAACCGGACCGGAACCACTCATAAACGACGTCCAGAGAGTCAAAATTGCCGCTTTTGATGTCCTGTTCGGACAGCGGATCGTCCACGATGATCAAATCACCGCCCCGGCCGGCCAGCGCACCGTTCACACCGACGGCGTAATACTCGCCACCCTTGTTGGTGTTCCACTTCCCCGCCGCTTTGGCGTCCGCCGCGATGCTGACGTTGGGAAAAATGGCCTTGTACTCGGCCGTTTGCATCAAATTTCGCACCTTGCGGGCCATATCGACGGCCAGATCGGCCGTGTGCGCGGCCACGATGACCTTGTGGTCGGGGTTTCTGCCCAGATACCACGCCGGAAAGTAGATGGAGATCATCTGGGACTTGCCGAACCGCGGTGCCATCGACACCGCCACCCGGTCTTTGGTCCCCGCCTCAGTGTCCATGAGCAGGTTGCCCAGGCGTTTGAGGTGCGCGCCGAACTTGTAGGTGCGGTCGACCATGGCGATGAACGCCAGGAAGTCCGTCTGGGCCGTGGCCACGCGCTTGCGCTGGTCCAGCTCCTCCATCAAGGCCAGCATCTCGGCCATCTCCTCCGGAGTGAGGCCCTTGAGCACAGCGTCCAGGTGTGAGGCACTCATAGGACGTCAGTCACATCGTCCAGGCTGGCTGGGGTTTGCGCTTTGGCGGTGTCCGGCAGCGCGGTGTCTGCCTCGATGACCTTGGCCAGGCGTTCCCGAAGCATCTGCTCGAGCTCCTCGGTCGGGCGGTGGCGCATCGTGATCTCGGTTTTCTCCGTGAACAGCCCGACGTCGCTGATCTTGCCCAGCAGTTCGAGGGCCTTGATCCGGATCCGCGGGTCTGGAGACGTGGTCTCCATGATCAACCGGTTGGTCACGAAGGTGCGGATCTGCTGGGCCGACTCGACGACCGCCCGGTCGTACTCCGTCAGGATGGCCTTGATCTGCACGATGGTCCCCGGGGAGGAGAGCAGCACGTCGTCTGGCTTGCGCACCCCCGTCACCACGTCCTGGGCGGCCGCAATGTCGTCGTCCGAGACGAACACGTCGGCACCGATCTCTGCCAGCGCGGCAAAGGCGGCATCCACCCGGGCCCGGAGGTCTTCAAACGTCGGGGGGTGGTCAACGAGCGGAATGTCTGTGTCGACGACGGCAGTGATCATGGCAGCCAGAGTGGCGAGATGGCGCGAGTGTACGGTATTTTTGCCGGCGGTGGTAGCTTGGCGCCCTGAGTCGCCCGGGATGGGGCTTACAATGTAAACCTACTCCTGGAATTTGGTGCGATATTTTTTGGGCCGGGCTCGGGGAATGAAGGGTATGGGGTACAAGGGAATGGGGTTTACATAGTAAACGAGGGTGGGTTTGGCTGGTTGCGGGTGCAAAACTCAGTGCATACGTGGTGGATGGGACCCGCGAGAAAAATCGGGGGGTACCCCCTAGGTGGGGTTCGACCTAACCGTTAGGTGCTCCGGCGCGGCCAGACTCACCGGGTTGACAATGTTGCCAGTCAATCCTACAATGGAGGCTCACCGGGACAAATCGGTCTCGGTGATTCACTTGATAGTTAACCGTAACGGAGATATCCACATGGCTAAGTCCACTTCCACCGCTTCCACCGCTTCCACCATCACCGTCCCGGCCTTCCCGGGTAAGGCACTCATCAAGGCACAGTCCGAGTATGACAAGGCGTCCGAGAAAATCGGCGCCAAATTCTCGGACACTGCGCGAACCATCTTCAATGGATGGATCGACTCTGTCCGGGCCACCGGCCTTGATAGGTCCGAGGCCGGATGTGCTGCACTGCGCAAGGCCTTCCTTGAACAGGACGATATCGCGCGGGCCGTGCGCGAAGAGCTCTTGGACAAGGCGACAGTCGGCAATTACGCCCAAGGCGCCATGCGGGCCTTTTATCACGGTCTCGAATGGTCTCCACGGGCCTTCCAAGGCGAAGATAAGGGCGGGTTGCCCGCGCTGCCGTGGTCTAAGAAAGCGCCCGCAGGTAAGGCCAAGGCCAAGACAGAAGCCAGCAAGGCAGCCGCCGACAAGTCCGAACCCGCCAGCGCTATTGGTGCGCCGAACAATGCGCACGAAGCCCGCAAATTTGTCCGGGGCCAGCTCAACACGTTGGTGATGTACGGCAACAAGCATGCCAAGGTGATGGACCTGCCCACGCGCGACGTGCTGGCCCGGCTCGGCCGATTGATCGCCACGTTGGACAAGGTGGACGCGGCAGCCATCTAACGCGTTAGATGGTCCGAGGCCCCCGGGGGAAACCCCGGGGGCTTTTTCGTTTGTGGCGCCGGCTGGACGTGAGTTCGGCCGGCGACTGCGTGACCGTACCCGTGACCGTACCTGGGCCTGAGGGCGTGGCTCTGAGGGGCCTGAGTTGGTTGCTCCTAACCGTTAGTTGGTTGGGATGAGTTGACAGGATAAAAGGTTTATGTAGAATAGTAGTTATGTTCAACCACGGAGGTCATCATGACTGCACCGAAGCTCATCACCGCAAACGATCCCTGGCCCTTTGCTGACATGGAGGTCGGCGAGTGGGTCATCTGCACCAAGCCCGGCGCCCAGAAGGCGGCGCATGTCTACGGCAACAAGCTGGGGCGGCGGTTCACTACCCGCACCATCACCAACCGCACAACGGGCGAGCAGGGGCTGCGCGTCGAACGCCTGCACGACGACACTCCGGTTCGTGGGCGCGCCGTGTCTCCCGGCCGCAAGCCGACGCCGTGGCCGTTCTACAACCTGAAGGTGGGTGGCACCTGGACCTGCCGCAAGCCTGAGGATGTGCAGCGCGTCATCTCAGCAGTAAACAATTACAACCGCAAGATGCGGCACAAGATGTTCACCATCCGCACCGAGACCAAGGAGTACGTCTACACGGCAGTGCACGTCACCAAGGCCGCGTAACGGAAACCCCCCGACCGTAACGCGCATGTTGCGTTGGAAAGCTACACTGGAGGGTGGCATGCCCACCCTCCGTAAGTGCTTGATTTTGCTGGAG